GCCCACAGTTCTACGTCTCAACAGAGTGCGAGAACGTCATTCACTCGCTTGGCGAATACTCCCTCGAAGCAGGATTACGTGATCCAAATAAAGACCCAATCGATTGCCTTCGCTATGGCGCGATCACCGGTCTGCATCACATCGACGAGCATTCCATGCTGCAAAACCAATACCAACAAACCGTAAGCCCGAGCTACGGAGCCCCAAGATGAGCGAAGAAGTAACAGAGCACGACATGCCGCAAAAAGAAGCGTGCAAACTAATGAACATTTCAGGCGGCACGATGAAGAAACTAAGAGACCGCCATCTAGCGACCGATGATTGGTATTACGTCCGTGAAAGGGGACAGAAACAAAAAATTATGATCCGCCCGACGGGGATTGCAAAGCTGCGCGTCCACTACGCGGCGGCAGAGGTGCTTCCTTTGATGGTCCCGCGGTTTTGCCAAGCCAAAGTCATTCGCTTCGCAACCAATCCCAAAATTGTGATGGCGAGAATCCAACTTCACACTGGCGAATGGATAAAAGGCCCCGTATTTGTGACAGAGAAACTTAAAAAAAATTTGCACCCGGGAAAACCATTTCGCGTGCAGATTATTGAAGATGACGAAGGAAACAAAAGCTATAGGCACGAAGCACTTTGTCCTTGAGCACGGCGATAGATTCCTCGCCTGGGATCTTTGCTATATGCACGTAAAGGGAGCAGTCCTTGGCACAACGGAGCCTAGCAGCTTTGAAGACATTGGCTTGCGAACCGGGCGCGACGAACGGTGGGCATATAAGCTCTTTAACAACGCACGCAAAAAAATCGCCGCAAATTCTGACGTTCTCCCGGGGTAGGGACTGGACAGGGTAAAGTATTCACGTGAGCAACGACGCGCAAGTCTACGAAACAGGCGGTCCGGACGTGGCGGAGTTGAATCTGCACTACCGCGAGACCGTTTCCGAGCTAGAGCACTTTATTAATCAGTGCCGGGACAATTTTGACGACCGTCGCAATTCTTGGCACGGAAAGACCCAGGATCTTAGGCGTCACGGAGCAGACGCCTTACCATGGGAAGGTAGCTCAGATTCGGAGTCGATGGTCATCTCGGAGCGGATTAATGCTTACGTTTCTCTCTGCATGTTTGCGCTCGAGCGGGCGCACATCCGAGCCTACCCAGTAGAAGTGGGGGACGCCGCCCGATCTCGAGTGGTTAGCTCATTCCTTAAATGGATGCGGGACAGTTACATTCCGCGATTTGCAGAGGAGATGGAGCTTGCCGCCAACCATTTATTCGAGAAGGGCATCTCGGTGACCTACATTGGCTACGAGCAGCGGGAGGTGAGCAGGTTGCAGGCGATGAACATCGACCAGATCGCGTCATTCAATCCAGATTTTGCAGAGCTTTTGATGGATCAAAACAACGATGATCTGGTCATTGAGTTCCTGCAAAGCACGTTTCCAAAGCTAAGCACAAAGAAAGCGAAAAAAGCACTGCGCGAGCTGCGCAAAACAGGACAAGCAGAGCTGCCAATCTCTATCAAGGCAGTGGATCGTCCCATCGTGCAGACTCTGTCTGTCGATACAGACGTGTTTTTCCCGCCTAGTTGCGTGGACGTTCAGAAAAGTAACATTGTCCACCGTCGTGTCCTGATGACACCGCAGGAAGTGATCTCTAAAGTCAACACCGATGGGTGGAGTCAAGAGTTTGCAGACGAAGTCATCAAGAAGGCCCGGGGTGAAAACACCCGGGAGTATGACTCAAGTCACTACAACACTCCCGCCGAGTCGCCGGTCGAGCACGACAACGGACTGGTCGAGATCATCTACACCTACCAGCGTCTGATTTCGGAGGAAAACGCGGAAGGGATTTACTGCACGGTCTGGAGCGCAAGGCATCACCCGCAGAACTTGCACGCAAAATACGAGCTGCTCAACGGAGTTGATGACCTGCCATTTGTAGTGTGCCGCTTGCACAACGATACCAAGCGCCTCTACGACACCCAGAGCATGGTAGACCTCCTGCGTGGCGTACAGTGGCAGGTAAAGGCGGAGCGTGACGCACGGATTGACCGGGCCAGCATCGCTACCCTGCCGCCGTCCAGAGGCCCTGTAGGAAGGCCAAAACCAGAATTTCGCCCGGGAGGGCACGTAACTGAGCGCCGCCCTGGGGAGTATAGCTTCATGGCGCCGCCCCCGGGGGACGCAGGGTCAATCGAGATTGAAGCAACACTTTTGAGAGCCGCTGACCGGATGGTGGGATTGTCCGCTGATGACCCAGATTCTCAAACCAAGAGGGCCTACTATCTAAACAAGTTTCTCATGCATGTCCGCGACGTGATGCGCGAGGCATATCGCAGCTATCTTCGCTACGGTCCCGATGAGATGCTTTTCCGAGTCTCTGGCGTGCCGGAGCCGCAGCAATTTGCAAAAGGTGACCCAAATAGCGACTTGGACATTGCCATACACTTTGACTCGCAAATGGCTCAAGACCCAGAAGCGGTCGAAACCAAGCTCGGGCAGATGTTGCAGCTCGTTCAGTACGACCGCACGGGCAAGATCGACGTAGAGAGCCTCATAGAAGTTGCTGCTGCCGCCATTGATCCAGTGCTGGCAGATTCAATAATTCAACCGCAAGAGGCAGGCGCAGCAAAAATGGCAAGAGATGTCGCAGAGGATCTGGCAATGATTTACGCCGGAGTTGAGGTAGGCGCTCGCCCCCAGGGGGCGCAGATTGCCATGCAGATTGGGCAGAACTACTCGCAGGTTCCCGATGTCGCGCAACGCTTGCAGGAGGACGAAGCCTTCTCAGCACGCCTGACTAAGTATTTTGAGCAGTATCAGTTCCAAATGCAACAGCAGCAAAATGCAGAAATTGGAAGGCTTGGGACAGAGCCCGCTGAATTCCAAGGCGTTAACCAAGCATGAACACCCCAGCAGATAACGATCCGTCTTTTGAAGACACGGTCGCTTACCTCAAGCAGACTCTTTACGCTCGACCACTCTGCAAAGAACTGACCGAGCGGCGAGAGGCAGCGTTTGCCGCAATGAGCGTCGCCGACAAAGACGCGGAAGTTTGGAAAGCAGTCGGGCGGATTGAAGCTCTCGACGACCTCGCGCAAGTTCTCCGTCCTGAATAGGTGGGACAGGAGGAGGTATATTGGTCTCACGCAAACGTCCAGGCGCAGAGAGGATGGAGACAAACGAGAATCAAGCGGGAATCGCGGAGCCCGTAACAGAAGACACCGCGCAACATACGGAAGCATCCGACGACGCGATCAATACTGATCAACTCACCGAGATGTTTACGGACCCGGTCGAAACCCCAACTCAGGAAGAAACTCCAGAGGAAGAGGTTTTGACAGAACAGACTGCGGACCTAGATCAACTGACCGAGGCGCAACTCGAGCAACTTGCTGAACAGATGAACAGTCGCGGTGCAGAACGCATCGCTCAACTCATCCGCGAACGCAAAGAGCTTGAGGGCAAGATCGAGCAGTTGAAAACCAAGGAGAATCCTCTCGAGGAAGCTCCTTCTGCCGAAGCCAATCCCTTCGCTGAGATCGATTCGACCGAGGGCCTACGTGAGAAATACACAGAGGTAAACGGGCTAATCGAGCACTTCGAAGAAATTCTGGAAGACTACGACGACGAACACCGGGACACGGTTGTTTATCAGGAAGACGGACAGGATTACACCAAGGCCCAGGTGAGAAAGATGGTGCGGGCAGCACGTCGCGCAAAGGAGCAGCACCTTCCGGCACGTTACGAGCAACTTCAACAGAAGGAGCAGGTAATAGCCACTCGTGCGCAGTACGAAACTGCGGCAGGTGAACAGTTCTCTTGGATGAAGGAAGCCGATAATCCGATCAAACAACGGTATGAGCAGGTGCTAAACAACCCGGCTCTAAAACAGTTGAGAGATCAGATGCCTGAGATTCCTCTCGTCATAGCGCATGCGGCAGACTCCATAGCTAGGTCAGAAGCCAAAAAGCAAAAAGGTCAACCGGCAACAACTGCCCAAGCACCACAGCAGCAAACCAAACAACCGCTGCGCTTGAGGCCTCCTGCTTCTCCTGACGGGACAAATGCGCCGCCTGCCAAGCAGGTAGCCAAGCCCGCGAAGGAACTTCAGGCTTTGCAGTCACAGTTCGAAAAAACGGGCGACTACCGGATTCTCACCGAAATCTTCAAGCAAAACGCTTAATTCAACAAATTCAGAAAAATGGCTTTTACAGCATCATACGACAACCCCGCTTCCGACCCGCGACAAGGCGGTGGAGTCGGGAACTTCGAGGATCTGCATGACCTCATCACAATTCTGGCGCCCGAAGAAACCCCTTTCAGTTCTTTGGCGCCTAAGAACCAAGCTAAGGCTACCAACCACGAATGGACTCTAGACAAGCTCTCGGATCCAGTCAGCGACGGTGTGCTTGAGAGCGACGACGTCTCATCCTTTGACGACAAGTTCGCTGATCAGCTCCGACTCGGAAATACCGTTCAAGGTTTCCGGAGAGCTTACGGAACATCTGTCGTCCAAGACGCAGTTGCTTCGGTGCAAGCAAACTACGCTAACGCGGCAGTCAAGTGCGTGCGCGAGATTAAGCGCGACCAGGAAAAAGCAGCACTGTCCGCACAGGACAAAGTGACTGGATCTGGTTCCGCCAAGTCTCTTATGCGTGGATTCAGCAAGTATATCTCAACCTCTCCGGGGTCTGATATTCCTAGCGATTACGCACCTGCTGCGGCTCAAACCATCACAGGAGCAATCACTGAGGCTAACCTCAACGCGATGCTTGCATCGATGTATAACACCTCAGGAGCACTGTCCAATGTGACGATGATAGCCGACTCAAACGTGCGTCTTTCAGTTGCCAACTTCATGGCTACCAACGGAAGCACAGACAAGCGGCGGTACAACGTCCCTGGGACTGGTCGCGAAGTTGCGCTGGCAGTAGACGTGTTCAATTCAGACTTTGGGTCTGTCAACATCGTGTCTTCAAACAGCGCATGTTCGCCTGATTCAACAAATCTGGACACCGCGCAGTTGGTCAACTTCGATTACATCGGCATGGCTACCCTCATTCCTCTGGCTCAGACCGAGTTGGAAGATGCTGGAGCGGGTCGCAGAGGTTTCTGCCAGATGTGGTCTACGCTGGAAATGTTCCACCCACAGGCGCACGGAAGCTACTCACTTGCTTAATTCAAACAGAAAGGAAAACAGAAATGAGCAAATACATTGCAACTGCAAACAATCAGAACAGAGCGGATGGGTTTACCCACAAGTTCATCGTAACTTCTGACGATTTTTCGGTAGCCAATCTTGGAACCAAATCGGACTCCGCTACGGCAACAATTAGTCACGCCATCAAGCAAGGGCAGGCAATTACAGCAATAGCGTATCGCCTAATTACATCCTTTGATGATTCAGGTGGCGGCTCTGACTTAACGGTCGTAGCCGGTGACTCTGGCGACCCTGATGGCTTCCTTGCTTCATCGCAAATCCATCTGGACAACACTGAGCATCCCACAGGGTTTGGCACTGGCGCATACGTTGCTGCCGGTGGCAAGCACTACCCTGACGCTGATGCGACTATCAACTACGTGTTTACCCCAGATGCAAGCGGAACGGCTTACTCCGTCAACGAACTGACCCAGGGGGAGATTCACTTCTACCTCAAAGTCGTAGACGTAAACGAGCGTTCGTAATTTTGGTTCGTCCAACCAAGGCCCCGCCCGCCAACCCTGCTGTCAGAGCGGCGGGCGGGGCTCTTTTTCTCAATGGAGATAATTGAAGAAACCACCCGGGCATTAGAGCGCGAAATCCGCACTGGTGCCCGACTACTTGAGGCAAGAGAGCGCGTTATTAACCAGCAAGCTTCTGCGCAGGCGCGGGGCTACAAGGAGGACGTGCGCTTCAAGAAACAACGCGCAATGCAGCATATCGCGAGCATACCTGCCAAGGAGTTCTTTGCCTTTGCGGCTAACCCAAAATATCGGGGATGCTGGCAGGACAAGGAGTTCATGCGGGACTATCTCAAGCGAAACCCTCACTTGCGCAGTAATAAGTAGTGAGCCAGACCGTTGCATATTCAGAGACGCTTGCTCTTGTCGAAGCGTTGCTTGGTGCAGACCTAATTAGTCTGGAAAAAACGCGAGCTCGTACGCTTATCAACTCGCGGGCTCACTTTGCTTACCGCGAATCGGACCTCTGGGATCCTTTCCTAGTGACTGCTGAAGAGCGGATCGTAAATGATGCGGATCCGACACAAGTATTCGTTCCTTACGTTGGCACCACCTCTTCGACAACAGATGTCACGAACATTCAGAAAGGCGACATCGACACTGTCCTTCGCGCCCACAATGCAAACCCGTTTGCGGTCAAAAGTGTTTTGGAATACGAGGTTATGGCAACCTCCAACGGAATCGAGCTGCCAGGATACAAGATTGTTTACGGTGCCGAAACAGGGGTAACGGGATTAAGTGGTGGAGCCTCCAACTTTGTGTTTTTGACGTCAGACAAGAGGGATGCCATTACGGGAGGGACTATTAGCGTGACAGGCGTTGTCACAAGCGACGGAA